GGTGCTTGTAGAAATGAGCGCTTTTGTGCGCTTCAATTTCTTTGTCAATAAAAGAAACTCTGCCCTCATTCTCATGGACAAGATTAATGAAGGATGCAAGTATCTCGACTATTGACCTAACCGTCACGATGATTCGTGGCTCGTATGGCATGTTCCTCTGAAGGAGTTCAAAGTTCTGAGGCATTGCCCATTCACGATTTTTGTCTATGACGAGTTTGCAGTCGGTGTCTGCGTAGAATGCTTCAAGCACACCTCGCACCACGCCTGGCAGGACATCTGGTTTCGGATACGCGGTCCACGGCTCGCTGACAATGATGCTTTGTTCCAAGTGCCACATCATTCCGCAAATGGGTGAATTAGGACCAGAGTGAACCTCTGGGTTTTGATTAAGGAGCGACCCTAGTAGGGTGCTTCCAGAGCGTGGCAATCCAGATAGAAATGCATACCGTTTTCCGGCTGTATTTTGTTTTTGGATGGGATTTGGTGTGCTTCCAGATACGATTATTTCCATGCCTGGTAGTATAGTCGCATTACGCTTATGGGCGCGTCCAAGTTTTCAGTCGGTTTTGTCTCCCAGGACTGGTCTCGTGTCAATGAGGTCAATATCCCAAACGGGTGCACGTGGTACCGCTGTGCAGTACCGGCATCAATCCTCAATTCCGCTGGTTACTCTGCGCATGTCGGAATGGCTTCTTCTACCGAACAGGGCCGTCTTGCCATATATCTAACCCCACCGTTTTACAAGCAACAGGGAATGATTTCTGGACATGACATCATCGTTTTAAAAGTTGTCATGAACCGTAAAACAAAAGAAATTGTCGAAGCAGAAATGCGGGCTGGTAAAAAAATAGTTGTTGACATTGATGACTGGTTTGACGACCTTCCTGATACAAATAGGGCAAAACAGACGACTGACCCCGAAAAAAACCCCGACAATAACCGAGATATTTATTTTGAAATAATCGACATGGCTCATGCCATTATTTGCTCAACCCAATTTCTATATGACCAGTATTCAGCGCGGTACCCATCAAAGCCCGTCTTTATGGTCAGGAATTCAATCGATATTGCTCGCTGGCCGCAGCGGAAAATGCAGCCCAAACTCCCAGTCATCGGGTGGTGCGGTGCCACACCGTGGAGAGCAAATGACCTTGAGCAATTGGCGCCATTCATGAATGACTACCTAAAGTCGCGGCATCTCACATTCCATCATGCAGGGCACATCCAGAACGCGCACAGCGTAGCAGAATTGATGCAGGTTGACCCAAGTATTGTGTGTCTTGAGCCAATGCAACCAATAACCAATCTTCCACAAATGTTGCAAAAGATAGACATCGGAATCGTCCCACTGAATGACCTACCATTCAATCACGCCAAGTCGTATCTAAAGGGTCTTGAATACGCTGCAGCGGGTATCCCTTTTGTTGCTTCTGACCTACCGGAATACAGGTTGCTTGCAAAAAACGGAGTGGGACGAATCGCAACTACAGCAGAAGAATGGATTAAACATCTTGATGAACTTCAGGAATACAAATTGCGCTTTGAAGAAGCACAAAATAACTACGGCATTGTTAAAGATAAATACTCAATGACTTCAATGAGCAATAAATGGCTTTCTGTATTTCGTGAAATTATGGACATGAAGGTTTAGGGGCCAAAAACCGTGGCACTGCGCTACGACGCTTATTTCAAAAAACTTCTCACCCTTTGGGGTGATGGCTGGCATTCGGTTTAAAACATTACATCTAAGAAAAAAACAATGCCACACTCTGCAGAAACAAACGCAGACAGGCAAGCCCCCAGAATTGATAAATTCAGCCGACTACTGGGGCCTCTTCTTGACCAAATTCAATAACATAATCCTCCAATTTTTTAAGCCTCTCGTCTAGTTCTCCGGTTAATGGCTTATTTGTCCATCCGGAGATAATTGAATAACGTGTTGAGCCAGAAACAGGACTCACGCCATGTGAATGCTCGTTTTCCGTTTTAGCCACATAAATTGAGCCGGTTTTGGGCGTTACAATTTTTCCAAAATCTGGATACAAGGCCTCACCACCATCAAAATCGTCATTCAAAAAAACTACGCTTTCTGCAACTCGGCCAATTTCTGTTGCGAAATATTTAAACATAGGCTGTTGAGCTCCTGGTTCAATACGCAGAATCGCCATGAATTCTACATTTACATCATGGCCAATAAATTTAGAAACATAATCCTGCATTTTACGAAAAATCTGCAAACATAGTCTATGTGATTGAACGGAAGAACAGCGGCGATGTTGAAGCGTGGTAAAAAAATCTATAATTCTTTCATCAAGAAATGAACCAGGATAATTGTCCCAATCATTTTGGCATTCGGCCATCAAAATTAATAGGTCGCACTCATCAGGGCTCAGAAAATCTTCTTTTTGTGCAATTGTTTTCATTTTATTGTTAACCCCGATTAATTATTTGACCCTTTAGGAGACTTCTCCTAAAGCTGCTGTATTCATTATTGTAATCAAACATGGTTACCGCAGCATACTTGGTTCCCGTAATCACTGGCAGGCTTGCGTGGGAATAAATAAATGTTGACGGGAAAACAATAACATCCCCAGCGGTTGGCTTGAGTTTGAGGTTCAACTTATCGAAAGATAATTCTCCACCTTCGTAATTATCGTTGTAATAAGCGATTGTTGAGATGGTGCACACATAATGATGCGCATGGTCTGAGTGGTAAGAAAAATGAGTTCCCTGTTTGTATTTTACAAAATTTACTGCTTCCATATAATTCATACTTATGCCGTATGACCGAGAATAATCTTCAACGCAACCTCTAACTTGACTAATTGTTTCTTCATAAACTGAGACAATTTTGTCCTGCACATATGGGATTTCATTTGTTCCCATTTTAAAATCTTGACAATTTCTGTAACTTTCGTCTGGTACCTGCTCGTATCCAACAAGCGCAAGCGACCATTTATTGCACGACTGCTCATCGGTAAGGCACTGATTTAGTAGTTCTGATGAGTCTGGGCCGAGTGTGGATTTATAAATTCTTATCCCCAGTTCTGGTGGTCCTAGGTTAACAAAGTCCATCACATATTCCAGTTCGGGATTAAATTTCCAGTTTCTTCAACTGCGCCCATCATCCATTTTGATTCTTTGAATTCGCGAGCAAGCCTGTCCTTCTCCATTTCGCCCCAAATATCTTTGCCGTATTTGGTTTCGTTTGCTTTCCAACTATCGCTACCGTCATACTCGTATCCCCAGAACATGCGTATGAATAACTTACGGCTAGAGAGTGTTTTGCATACACCGTGGTAATACGGGTGATGTGCCGGGAGAATCAGCATATCGCCTGCCCGAGGTTTGTATTTAAAATGGACAAATGGGTCATTTTCAGAAATGTTATTTTCATCTGCGAATACCTTAAAAGCTATTTCTCCACCCTGGTAATCATCATTTACATAAAGTAGGCAGGTTATCCAAAATTTATAACCTGGGTTGTGTGTTTCGGCCATTTTGAAATCCGTGTGATACTGCATAGCAAGCGTTCCGTCTATTGGTTTTGCAGAATGAGTCAGCAAGAATGGGCCATAGTGCGACCAATTGGGAATTTCAATTCCATATTTGGATACATACTGATTAGTAGTTTCATAAAAAATTGATGCAGTTTCCATTGCTACTGGGTTATTTGATATTATTGAATAATTTGATTCCCATTCGTGTTTTGTTGGAAATGATGTAGAAAAGAAATTTGGATATCCGATAAAGTGGGTTTCTTTGCCGAGATTGTACCAATCGGTCCAGGGGTGAACATGCGGGGAACCGTCCGCTAATAGCGATTCAAAATTTTTCGAGTCCCCAATTGTGTCACGGAAGACAACTATTTTTGGATAAAGCTCTTCTTGATTCACAAAACACTCCGAATTCCTGTCACTGTCCAGAACGTGGACACTGTGTATCTTATCCCATCGGTAACCGTATTGACTCCATGGATAAAGTTTATGTCGCCGGGGAAAATTATCAGCATGTTTCTGACTGGTTTTGCTGTGAATGATTGAATCGGGAAAAATATTTCTCCTCCTTTGAAATCATTATTGAGATAAAATACTGACGATAGGTCGTATGTTGGACAACAGTTTTTGCTTCCATCAAGTTCCTGTTTATCGGCATGTGGTGCTTGCTCATCACCAACTTGCCATCTATTTAGCTGAGCTCCAGTTGAGTCGGCCAAAATGTCAAACGTAGTTTGAAGTATGTTTTTCGTTTTGATATATAGATTTTCGTAAATGTTCTTCGCTATAGGCTCAGTAAAATCTCTATGTACCCTGTCGGACCATTGATGATGGCCGTATACGGCAGACCAATCGTCATTACACTTTGCATAGCGAAGCAATTCTGCGAGCTCATCGGTCGGTAGTAAATTTTCAAAAATGTGTATATTGTCCACAGAATCACCCCAATACCCAGAGGGGGTTAGCTCAATTCTGGTGCTGTAATTCATAATTAACTGATGGGTTTTTTGTTTCGCTGCCATAAACAAAACATGTCAACATATACCTAGTTCCACTAGAAACAGTGCTGACCAGGTGTGGCTCATCACCGGCATGAACAACCAATTGTGATGCAGATGGTCGCCAAACAGTGTTAAGACGCGGGTACACGAGGTCCCCACCCTCAAAGTTATCATTCAGATATACAACGCATCCGAATCTGCATGTCTTCTGATAGTTGTCAGTGTGTTCTCCCATTCCACCACCCTGGGAGATTCTTTGTATTCCACAAAATGGGCTTATAAAATCATAATCATCAAAATATAATTTAATTCGCTCATTTAACAAATCAAATATTGGTGATTGAAATGGGAATCTATTGCCAACCCAATATTCCCCACCACCATTTTGTATTGACCAATCACTGCTACTCGCAGAATATGCGGTGCAGAGCAACTCAAGTCTTTCGTCTTCAGTTAGAAAAGAGTCGATGTGTAAAAGCATGTATGGAACCGCATTCCACTATCACCACTTGTTTAGTGGGCAAACTGCAGTATTGAGTTTTGTCTTTAATGACATGAAGCAGCCACACTCTTTGCATTGTTTTGTCAACTTAATTAATTTTGGGCACGCTTCGCAAATCTGCATTCTAGTACTGGCAATTTCGTCTGTTGTGTAATTTGACTTATCCAACAAGTCGGTTGGCAATACCTTTGCCCCATTTTGTAATTGCATTTGTCTTCTTTTTTTGAATTCCTCGTAGGCGGTCATTATGTCACTGCTCCTGGTTCGTTGAATTTTTTAACATATTTATTCGCAAAATTAGCGCTTGCCAGTGTCACAGTAGTGTCTGACCATGATTTTTTGTAGTCAAAGTCTTCTGTTTCTTCGTTTTCAAGAATGTAGTCAGCAACTTTTGTTCCTATTCCTTGTCGTTGGTGGTCTGGGTGAACATCAAAAATAAAGGGTTTATATATATTTTGTTCTTCGTTATAGTATCTAGCTACTACACAAAGAAGTTGTCCATCTTCTCCTCGATACAGGAAGGTTTCTACATTTATTTCATTATTGTGACCGAAAATATTGGGGAATCTTGCTGGAAGTATTTGTTTAGAGAAGCCTGGGGTGCCAAATTCCCCAAATTTTGCTTCAAAGAAAGACCATGTAGTGAAAAAACTTTCCTCTGTTCTTTCTATAGTTGGCAGCAAATCTTGCCATGATGCATTTTTTTTAATCATAAGTCAATCATTCGCTCCCATCTTTTTTGTGTCGTATATTTTTATTCACCGACCACATTATAGGCATCCTTCCTCGCCATTTCCCTTGATGTCAATGCATCCTGAACCGCTGCCACCGCCACAGGAGGCACAGTTGCCGGTCGGTGGAAAACTGGGCGTTGGAAAACTGGGCGTTGGAAAACTGGGGGTTGGAAAACTGGGGGTTGGTGCCACATAGCCACAGCAACCATTTCTAAGCGCTCCGTAATACCCACCCTCATAACCCGGACAACCTTGACACCAGTATTCATATGAAGTCTCGCCGGAGCAAGTATATCCGCAGCCATCGCCGTCAACACACCCGGCGTTACCGCCGCAACTCCTCGAGCAGTTGCTGGATGGCGGGTCTCCGGTTGGATACCCAGGGGGTGGACAGCTTGCTGGCGGGAAGGAAGGCGCTGGCGGGAAAGAAGGAGCTGGCGCCGCCGGTGTGGCCGAGTTGGATGCAGTTGATACAGCGCTCACCCCGTATCCAGTAACCGTGGTGACCGTAAATGTGTAAGCAGTTCCATTGCTTAAACCAGTCACCGTTATGGGCGAACTAGAACCACTTCCCGTAAAACCTCCGGGGGATGAAGTTGCCACATAGGTTGCAACACCTTTACCGTCGTATGCTGGAAGAGTAAAAGAAACAGTTGCTTGACCGTTGCCCGCACTAGCCGAAACAGATGTCGGCGCATCAGAGAACTTTCCCTGACTAGAAGTATTTCCCGGTATCATGAAGCACTCAAGTCACCCATCAACATCCAGGTGTTCGCCGCGGCGCACTTCAGCAAAGTTGCCGATGAATATTGTGCACGTAAGTAGGCGCCAGGAGTTGAATAAAGTATTACTGACCCCGAGGCACCAACAATTTGCGTCTTGCCTGTTCCGTATTGAATAATATGAATCTGTGCGCCTTCAGGGAAGGTAACTGTTGAGTCAAGAGGAACGGTAACAGTATTTGCGGTGCTTGTTATGTTCATTTTAATGAACTTGTTCTTGTCTGTGAGTTGAAGTGTGTAGTTTCCTGTTTTGATGTCAATAGTCGCATCAGCCAATTTACCTAAGCCAATTGCAGCGGTTGTGCTGATGTCTGCATCGACAATGGTTTGATTAGCAATCATTGTTGATGTAACAGTTCCGCTATCTCCAGCAGTAATTGCTGTTCCAGAAATCTTGGTCTTGTCAATCGCTGCAGATGCATTTATATCTGCGTCGACTATTTTACCTGGCCCAATCTCAACGACGCCAGAAGAGTCGATTGTCACATCTCCAGAAATTGTTGTATAGGTAGGGGTTCCAGAACTGTTGGCTATTACAACCTGTGCTGCGGTTCCGGAAGCAATCTTACTTAATGCTATCGCTGCATTGTTTGCAACGTCAGCATTGGTAATCGTTGAATCAAGAATTGCCACAGAAGTAATTCCAGTTAAAACCCAGTTGTTTGTTTCGCGCTTAACCAACTGTGCTTTTTGCCATGCAGAAGTCAAAGAGGTTATTCCTCCAGTTGCTTCGATTGTCACTCCAGTGTCACCAAAAATCTGCACCGTTGCAGAAGAACTGCTAATTATCTCAAGCACATCGCCAAGACTGAAGGCAACGGATGAGTTGGTCGGTATCGTTACGGTCGTTCCACCAGCATTTTGGAACTCAAGAAGCTGACCACGGTCTTCAAGAACGGCCGTGTATGTCGCCGCGGTAACTATTTTTCTCGTATAGTTAAAATCGCTTGCCTGCAGCGCATTCATTGCGCCGGCCGTCAACGTCTGTCCAGCTGTAAATTGTTGAATAGCCATAAATCACCTGCCAAATATCGTTGATTTAATATTGTACTTCATATAACGCCTTTACTAATTTTCCAAATCTTCGTCTTCTGAGCGGTTAAAGTCTCCGGCCATCATCATTTGTTGTGCATACCTTAGCATTCCATCTGCAGCCCACGGAGAAAGACCCTCTGAAACAGAAACTGAAAGCTCGCTTGTCTCTTCGTCTGCGACCTCGGCAACGATAATAAAATTAGTGACAAGTCTTGACGGCATAATATTTTTCATAATCGAATTAAACAAGTTTTGCAGTGTCTGGTCTTCATCTTCCTGCATGTCTACTCCACGTACTCATGGGTTATTTTCGTGCCAAGTGGTCTTGCGGGTTCGATAGATTCAAGAATTATTACCGAAGATTGCCCAATCACCTCAGGACCGATGGCCCCAATGGTCTCGGACCATTTTGTTTGTATATTTATTTCATAAGGCGCAGTGTCGTAGTCATATGTGACATATACCGTCTTGGTGTTGATTAACTGAAGTTTGGCCGCTTCAGTTAATGCATTTAGAGTTCCCGCATTCTTTCCGTAGTATCCAGTTTCGAGCTGCCATCTGAGCAACGTCTCTTGAGCATCGATGTCGAGAAGTGGCGGATTAAGCTCGGTAAAACTGGTTAAACGTAATTGGTCTTCTGAATTCAAGTCGCTACTCCCCAGAATAAATGCATCGGAAACTATCTCTGGAGAAAAATCAAATCTGGTTATCGGCTGTGTTCCGCTAAATTTGCATAGCCAAATCAATGTTTCGAGTTCCGCGACCGAAGAATCCACAAGGGTGCTTTTTGTCAGCGAGTCAGAAAAAGAAAATCCCTCTTCTGTATCGACATACGCAAATTCACGTGTTAACTCCAATGATTCCCCAAGACCCAAGGTTGCTATGTCTATTAGTCGCAACATTGCCCTGTCTGGAGTTGTTTCTGCATCCAAATCTGCTTGAAACATAACGTCCGGCAAGAAAGAAGCAACTAAAGCTACTGACTCGTTCGCCGAAGAAAATTCGTAGGCGGGGTAAACCGCTGGGGTTGTAAAATAAAATGTTTCGTCAGGGTTGTTCGGCTCAAATATTATATCAATATTTATTGCGGGGAGTTGTTGGTTGCTTTCAAGTTGGAACATGTTGCTTCTAAAGATGTTCCATTGTGGTGAGAGTATTCCTGGAGCATTAATTACCGCATCCGATTGACTCAAATTCAATGCTGTTGTTGTTGTTGTTCCACTAACTAGGTCAACGTCGGAAATACTGCAAGTAACCAGTCCCCCAGATGGCATTTTTACAGCAAACAAAAAAACAATATCCTGATTAAAATCTCCCACTTCGAGTTGAATGTCTTCGTGGAAGAGTGTTCCAGATTGATTGCCGGCTGAAACTTTTAGCGATATTTGTTTGAATTCGGAAAAGCCATCAAACAATTCAGACGAACCGCCTTGCCCAATTTCGAGATTTGAAACACTCCAAAAATCTTCATCATAAATATTTTGGAGTTTTGCCAGGGAATTGGTAAGTCGGTTACGAACTCCAACCATTTAGAGCACTACCACTTCTACCGTGGCTCGAGGGAGTACGCCGTAATACCCAATCTCATAGCCAATTATGCTTCCAGCAAGATTAACTTCTGTTCCCAGAAGCTCATTTCCTGGATACTCCGCCGCAGGATAAGTTGGAACACTGGTTCCAACACTGTAAACATAATCAACGCCGGCAACTTTGCTAGCAGCCACAACAATGTCAAATATTCTTACTGTGGTATTCCAGTTTGGCCATTCTGCGAGAGAAAGCAATGTTTCTATTTCTGACGCTACGGCAGTTGCAACGGAGTTGGCTCCAAACTCTGGATTGATAGAAATTGTCGCTGTCACCGCTATGTCAAACGGGTAGGCGTCGAGGAGCGAAAATTCTAGACCCGCAGGTATGCGCTCGGCTACCGCTTCAACAATCTCTGCTTTTAGGGTGGATGTTAATGGTGAGCCCCCAGAGTCGCACGCATATATCACGAAGTATCCCGGGGAGTCACCTTCGAAGGCATGTTCGATTGAGTTCATTGAAACAACCGATATTGGTCCAGCGACGCCGCTTGCCGCAGTATTTATATTCGTGAACTCAACACTTGAGCTACCAGAAGATGCACCCTGATAAACACCTGTTTTAATTATTGATTGATACGTGGTGTCCCCGTAGTAGTCGGGCGCCAACACCATAAAAAGGTCGGTATTAAAGTCATTGCACAGGTCAATGAAATCAGCACTGGTTGAAACGGTGGCCACATCAGATTCGCTGTTGAAACCATTTAAAAATCCCGCGGAAGCAGAGAAATTAACGGCTTTCGAGACGTCATAGACCTTGCATCTATACACATCAACAAAGTTGGTAAGAATGTATTTTTCTACTTGGGAACCAGTTGCAAGCACTGAGCTAAGGCTTTCCAAGTGAGACGTTCCCCTACTGAAATACTCAGTTGTTGTCTCGGCTAGCGAGCCCTGCGAAACATTGCCACTGGTGTGAACATCCAGGATTGCTGCACTTGGTTGAGCCAGGACAAGCTGTGTCCCAGAAGCAATTGTCGGCAGGACTCCAGCAGTCAGCGACGTTGCGTTGACGGTCACCGTTGTAGAGGCTGAATTAGCAACTACGGTGCTATCGGTTGAAAATGGATACTGAATAACATCGTCACCACTAACTATTTCATATACCGCCAACGTTTCGGCTGGAACAATACCACCAGCTTCAGACAAGGTAAATTCCAGCCCGACAGAGCCAAAAGTTGCTTCTTTGCGCAAAATGTCCAGGTACCTAAGAACGCCCTCCATAATTCCATCAGGCAGACGATTTATGTTTCCAAGATTCAACGAACCTATATAGGCACCCGCCTGAAGTATGGCATCTTCGATTGTCCCTGGTCTTGGCGAAAATTCAGGCATTGCAAGGCGCGCATAATCAACAGCCTCGTCATATATGTCACCGGGCTGTTTGTCGTTAATCGTGAGGTCGATGTAGTCTGAAAAATCTGGTGATGGCATATTAGTTACCTACCACAAAGTCGATGAGGATTCTTTGCTCGCCAGTATTTTTCGGTTTATCCCTAGCAATAAGGGTAAGCTGTATTTCTGGCCAAAATTGACTAATCGTGTACCTTATTTCTGATTCTCTGAGCTGTGCAAAAGTTGGGTCTTTCGTTCCGTAGGTTCTCTCAAGCGGCAATTCCCCACGCTCAATTCTGCAAGCAAGAGCAATTATCTGCGAATAGTAAGGACGCGTTCCTTCAGACAGGGTCGCAGCCGTGCCTCGCTCAAATGTCATTGGTAGTTTTAATGTGTCCATAAATCAGTCAAAATTCTGGTCGACGTAGTTTTTAAGATTTTGTATCACTAGGTCAACATAGCTTTTATTTGCTGCGTCGCTAGATGCCATTGGCGTGTCGACCTCCTTAATAATTTTACTAGTAGTTTCCCTTCCAAGAATGACGACTTCTTCAAATCTGTTGTCAAGGAATCCACATAACACTTTTTGCCCAGCAATTGGATACGCAGAAAACACAGTGCACGGGCCAAATACCGTTTGAGCTGCGACTTTAGGGATACTTACAAAAACGCCCTGAGCCCCAGCCCTAACAACCGTGCCCAGGTACAGTCCACCTGGCACGGGTTTTCGAGAAGAGGCTTTTTTTGAATTAGAAAACCTTGAGGTTGGGTCGTAAAGCATGGCTAAAAGATACCAGGGCTCGAGCCGACCCTAGGCTTGATTGGTTTGCCTTTTTGGTCTTTGGGTTCTTCCGGAGTACGAAATGATATTCGAGCAGATTCTGGAGAACCCTCACTAAAACTAACCTCCGTTATTAGGTAGCCCCCAAAAAAATAATTAGGCAAGGGTCCACAAACAGCAGTATGTCCTGGTCTTAAAGCTCCACCCTGTGGCATTAGAACGCTGCAGCTTCCGGTTGCGGCAAGCGGTTCGTTATCTGATGAATTGAAATCATGCCAAGTTTCTAGTTGAAATAATTCACTAGAGTCTCCGAGCATTGCATTTGCAAATAAATCTTTTGGGTCTCTGTTCGGATAGAAAAGCAATGGAACAAATTTACGAACACCATTTGCCGGACTGGTCCAGCTAGAACTGCCAAATTTCCACATCAACCATTCTTGCGATGCGTAGACCAAAACGCCATCAACCTCAAACACGACAAACTGATTGTCTCCAGCAGTCCTGGTGAGGACGTCCCAGACCGACTCTTCACCGTCACCGGTTCGAGCTTTAAAAGTTGACTTTGTTTTAGCTGATTTTTGCCCGACAAACTCCAGGCCGAACTTCTTGGCCGCGTTTCCGGCATACTCGTAACCAGAGCCACCAGTAACCGAATTCGGAAACTTATCGCGTCTCATCTGTTGAAGAGCCTTGTTGCGAGCTTTGATTACTACGGTGGGCGAACCTCCCGGTCCTGGCTTGGCCGAAACATCGGCTATCTCGTATCTTCTTCCCCTGTATGTAACATCTCGTCTAATAATGAAATAATTTGAATCGAACATTTTGTAATCTTCATCAACTATTTCAATAGATATTTCAGGGTTTAGGTCCATGGAATAATTAACCGAAACCGATACAAGATTATTTTTAAAATCTTCAGTAGCAGCACCAAAAAGGTCTGTTATTTGCAAAATCCCGCCAAGGTTTCTATTCGACGGCTCAATAATCTGGTCAATTGGATACCAGGTCTTTTCGCCAACTAGGTAATCAGGATTATTCTTTATTTGTTCTTTGTAACGTTTATTTTCTTGTGCAGACAGGGCCTTGGCATAAGTATTGGCAATTCTCAGAGTGGCAAATTTGCCGAGATGCCTTCCACTTTTGTTATAAATTAATCTTGCTTCTTTTTCCGGCACAACCACGCCGTCATCGCTAATCGTTGGTATTAAAGAAAAACATAGTTTTCCAGAAATTGTGTCCTGAATTGTTATTGAGACAAGTGTGGCGATTTGACCATTTTTCAACTTAACAATAGGTCGAAGATTTAAATTTATGTTGCCATATTCAAACACATCGGCCTCGGACATGCTCAAAGACTGCATGGATGGATATTCTGGCCGTTTTTGTAATGACATAATTTCTGCGTTTCTATTATTACTACTTTGAAGCTTCGGCAAGCTCTAATGCGTAATACTCTATGGCCTTGACATTACCAGCAGCTCTAGCTGCATTTAGCTTTGCTGTAAGCGCCTTGATGTGGTCCGCCCCACCATTCTCATCATTGCCGGTTGATTTTTTGTTTGCAGGCACAAATTTCCCATGCTTAAAACGCGGCAATAGAATCATCGTTTTCCTACGTGGTATAAACTCGATAAGCGATAAGCTGACCGTAGCGCTCGTGGTGTTTGCTTGAAGGTTCTGCCTACCATGATTTATCGTGCACTCGTCTATGTACCATTTGGGAATAGCGAGAGCTGGATGAACATTTATGAACTCAACTGGAATAGCAAAATCTGCAATTGATTGAATAAACCTAAGCTGGTCATCGATTGATTCATAGAAGTCTTGATAAGTCTGCGAAGAAGGCTTACCGTCTTCCCCTGTAAGGGTGTTAATTCTTTTTGGTGGCGCAACAAGGAACTCGAAAGAACACCGCTCCGCCTTGCCGCTTGTTATATCCACAATCGGCGTCGAATAGGGGCGATTGATTTCGTTGAATGTTGGCCCGTATCCACTGTGGCTAAAAGTCGTCGGAGGAAAATAGAATTCATAAGCAAGTTCAGGGCCTGCAACTTGGCGCATTTCCCTAATGTCGGAGGTATTACGCAGAACAGTAGCTGATTTTTGAAACTGAAACTTGCCCGAAATTTGACTCGGTATTTGTTTGCCGATTATTGAAATTGCCATTATATTCTCTGTTTCACATTTCTTTGAATCTGAAGAATTTCGTTAGCAACTGCACGCGCCGTAACCTGAGGTGTTGACGATTCATTGACCGTGATGTTAAAAGTGTCCCCGCCACTAGAGCCTCCAGATGGGATTGAGCCCGTCATCTTCGCAAGGATACTCGTGGAGGTATCTCCCATTGGACCAACAGGGGGAACTACGTGCAAGTGGCGCGCACCACCAGTTCCGTGGAATTCAGCAAACCCGCCAGATGCATTGACTAGTGATGAATATTTGCCAAGGTTGTCACCAACCAGGTCGTAAGCATGTCCGGTTGCGTGGTCTGAATTATTTGAACCAAGTGCAAAGTTCCTTAGTGAACTTGTTACCGTGCGCTTACCGGGAACAGCGCCATCAAACATGCCATGCTTGCCCATTGTCTTACCTAAAACCTTGGGCGTATCGGTGTCACCCATTGGGACAAGTTTGTCAATTACGCCGTTTTTGAGTTGAACCTCAAATCCATTAGTCCACCAGCTTGGTGCATCATTCCACCACTTAGGTGTGTCTGTTGATTCAAAGAATTCTTGGCGAACAGCGTTCGTGAACTCCTCTCTCATCAATGCGGCTTCTGCGGTCAGAATATCTTTGTATGGGTCTAGTTCTCCTGACATCTCGGGCTTTAATTTTGTTCCAAACAGATTATTTCCCAGAGCCCCACTACCTAAAAGTTTTGAACCAATAATTGAAGCTATGGCATCTTGTCCTTTGCCTTGAAACGCGACACCCCTAGAAAGCATTCCTTCAAGGTCTCTTATCTGAGCGGTTGCGGCCTCATCGCCACCCATTGCCTTTGTTATCAGGGCGTTTATTTGTGTTTGTGCTCCGCTAAATGCTTTTTCTCCATCCTCAAAGACAAAACCGGCTTCTCCGGCCATAGCCAGAAGTTGTTTTGTCATTTCAGTTGCTGAGCCTGAAGCAGTCTGTTTTTGCGCCTGACCGATGAGCCCCTTAGCTTCGTCCCCCATAACGACGCCCGAAAGAGGACCTCCTGGACCAAACGCGGAACCTGCGCCCACATTCGCACCAGTGCCAAAGGCTTGGGCTTGAGCTATCGAATTGAGAAGGGGTGAGTCCGGGGAGATGTAGTTTGAATAATCGAGATATTTTGTGTAGTAATCGAGGAATGCTTCCGTTGATGTATCTCCACCAGTCAAGTTATCCCCAGAAGCCTGAAGGGCGTCTTTCATGGCTTTGTTTTCGGAGAATCTCTTAAACACGTCCATGGCTCTAATTTGCACATCCCTAAGAGCATCCGAGAATTGTTTTGAAGTCTTGGTCATCCCGACGCCGAGAGCTTTGGTTGCATCGGTAAGTTTAAGAGTGGTGCTGTAGAGGTCTACATTGCGCTCCATGGCGAGTTTATATATTTCCTCGGAAGTCATTCCTGTTGTTTGTTTCAGGGAATTCATGATTGAATCAAATTGATTAAAAGCCGGAGTCAATGCCTGGTCCATGTTTTTGGATGTTTTTGCAAGAGCTTTTTGGGCGTCTTCAGCATTGTCTCCAAGCGCAAGGCTGAGTTCATTCCCGCCAATCACTCCAGCGTCAATGAAAGGTTGCAAAACCTTTTTTCTATCTTCCTTTGTTTCGGCCTTCGTAAAATCGCGAGTCATGTTTCGAGATGCCGCAAGTACGGCGCGAGCCTCGGTAGTGCTTCCTGCTTGACCACCTTTTGCCGCCGCCGCAGCTATTCCGGATATCTGAGCAAGACCCACCTTGCCCATTGCCCCTTCTGCCATCTTCTTTTGGTTGCGTTTTGCTGCCAGGAAGCCGAGACCAGCACCAAGCACGCCACCAACTGCTGCTCCAAGTGGACCAGCAATCATTGCGCCGACTGCTGCACCACTGACTGCACCAGCAATCGCCCCACCTTTTTTGGTCTTGGATGAAAACGCTGTCAAACCAGCACCTACCGCAAGACCAAGCATTGGGTTAATGGCCATCAGAGACGCGCCCATTTGCATTCCGCCCTGTGCTTCTTCTGTGCCATATCTGCTAGCCAACGCGCTGGCCCCCATGCCAGCAATCATGCCTGCGCCGCTCAAGCTATACTTTGCACCAGCTTTCATCCCTTGAAGCCTGCTGAACTTTGCGTTTGCAGGAATTTGTCCAGCCTTCTTGGCTTCATTAAAATTCAATCTTGCGTTTCTGTATCCCTGACCAAAGTTCCCACCCTTTGCGGAATTGTAGGCTCTACCCAATAAGCCATTACCGGGTCCCAACTGCCCCATTCCGCTTTGGTTTCTGATTGTATCCCTGAATCCTCTATAGCCACCTTCGTTATAAGACTGGCCAAGCAGTGTTCTTCCAGCAAAACCACGAAGACCACCTCTTCTGGCGGTGTTGTTGTAATTGTTTGTTCCGGTTCCGGCAGCCTGTTGTCCGGTTATGCCACCCATCCCGCCCATCGCGCCAGAAACAGTTGGGGTGCCGTTGAGCAAAAAACTGCCATAGCTTTTTGCTCTACCAAGCAATTTTTTCTCAAGTTCAACTACGCCGGGCAGTGCATCAATGCGGCTAGGGATTGCCGCAAGACGCCCCCTAATGCCTTGTCGAATCGGCCTGCCAGGAAAAAACCCAGACGCCTGGAGGGACTGGTCTGTTCTGTACCTAAACGCAGAATTGTCCATCAGATTACTATGCGGTCCCTGTGGGGCATTCGGCCTAAGCTTCATCCTCCTCATACGCTCGGAAGCCTGGTATTGCTCACGCGTCATCATTCTCTGACCTATGTTTTCATAGTCTGGTGTGACGCCACGTCGTCTACCAAAAATGTTTGTAGAATCTTGGTCTTTGCGGCCGAGAAGGTCTTTTGCTGACCGATTCATGCCTAAACTCGGAGCCTTATACCCTCTTTGCTCTAGGGGTAAGTCGGTTACACCTCGATTCCTCGTGACGAATGCATTGACATCGCGCTGGTAGTCTGCATTTGATTGTCCTGGTTTTCTCGCCGGCAATCTTGTGTATCTTCCGGTTGCTCTGTCAACCGCCCCACCACCCATTCCACCACGGAGGGTTCCTCCCATTGCCGCGCCGGTAATGGCAGCCGCAGCACCCTGAAGAGATGCGCCGGCGGCAGTCAACGCGCTTGCCCCTGGCGCTATAGCAGCACTTGCTGCTGTCCCTGCTGCCTGTCCGGCGCTAGACATCGCTCCAGCTATCGAGCCGAGCTGGCCTTGATTGGCGGCCCCACCTCCACCAACATTCGTTCCCATTGTTGAGAATTTATGGCCAGAGTAGATTGCTTGCTTCGAAGAAAGACCCACGTTGCCAAATTCATCACCCATGCCCCTGCTGCGCTGAAACCTTGCTGCACGACGTCCTTTAAATGCAAACATTCCCAGTAGCGCAACAATTGCCGAAGAGCCACCGCTTCCAGTCTTGCCGCTAAGCGTATTAATGATGGTTGCAAGAGTTGACATGAGCTTGCCGAGCGCAGCGACGACCGGGTTTATTATCGGTAGCGCTCTGGCGAACACCTCTCGAAGTGCTCGCATAATTTCGAAAAATCCGACAACTACGCTCTTCATTGAGTCACCAAATGCAAGGAATAACGGTTCATATTTAACCGCTTGTGCAGCAAGCGCTTGTACGCCAAGCCCAATTTGCTTAAATATTTCAACAATCGGTTTTCCGAAAGTCTTAATCACTATGGAGCCACCCTCGCGCAGGGGGTCCAAGGCGTCACGAACTTCTCTAAAATAAATTGCAAAGCCCTTAAAAAAATCGGTTGTTCTTCTCCAAAAACCCTCTGTCGCAGGAAGAAATTTTCTAAACAAAACGACAGTAAAATCTTCTAGTTTCTCTGTGAACTTCACCAACGAGGACAAAAACGGACCCTGTCCAAATGTGACGAGGTCCCCAGAAATTCTTCTAAATGTTCGTTCTAGGCCGAAGTAAATGTCAGACATTGCCTTCTTGATTGGCTCGAGTACACGAACACCAACATCAGACATTTCTACCAACGCCGAACTCAGATAAGTTCTGAATTGACCAACCAAGGTCCGAGCCATAGTCCCAGATTGCCCAGAGACTCCAGCGTCTAGGGCTAGCTTCCCGCTTTGAAGGTCTTCCAAGAACTTTCTGTAGTCCTTGTAATTTCCTTTTTTAAATGCTTTTTCAAACTCCGGACTAATTGCTTTTACTGCTTGAAGAGCTTCGGCAGTAAACTTCTTTTCTTTTTGCAATATTCCCACCAAAGAACCAGCCGCCTGTAGAGCATTTTGGGGGTCGCCGCTTGATTGCACAAAGTCAGCCATGGCTTTTAGGGCCGCCTTAGAGGCCGGAGTGAAAGCGGAATGCTTATTCACAGCAGCAAAAGCACCAGCAAGTGCTTGCACACCCATTGAGGCCAACGTGGCATCCTTGTATAAACTTCTTAGCCCAGAGCCAGACTGGTCAAGAGCGGAGCCGAGCTCTTTTGAATCTTTGTATCTAAATGCATACTGGGCTGCTTGGAATTCCTTAAACGCTGCAGCTGCACCAATCGCCGCAACTCCAACCGCAGCAACGGTCCCAGCCAGGGCTTGCATTAAATAGTTATATGCCTGCGCAACAATTTTCCCAACAGCAAAAGCAGCGTTAACGCTTGCCAACGCAAGGGCTGAAATACCGAATTCAATTCCCAAGGCTATGACGCTAAACATGAGTAGGCGGGCCATTTTCAAAAATTTGGCACCAATTTTTTCGACGAGATTCAGCTGCTTGGAAAACTTTGTGACGCCTTTGCTTGTGGTCGTCATCTGCAGGTTCAGCCTGCCCATAGCACCAGTAAGTCGATTGGTTCTGTTCTCTAAGCGTTTTGATGCAGCATCGAGGGCCGTAAGTTTTGCCGCGGTAGTAAGTAGCTTATTATCACCTTTGACGTCAACGTCAACATTTAAATTTACGATTTCGTCAGCCATGACCCTACCTAGGTAATAAATCTCATTCGCTAATACCCCTGAGACTTACGCTCAGCTGCCTCACGGTCTGCCTCAATAACTTTAGCACACGCAAGGCGTATTATCCATTCTTCGAATGAGCAATCTAGAATTCTTATTGGGTCCGTCCCAAACACCTCCCCTAGTCGGGCGGCTGTAACTATTCGACTATCGTCGGTTAATTCGTTGAGGACGGATTCGTAGGGTTTTCTTGCTGTTCAACCGTATCACCGAAGCCCGCTGCATCAATAATTGTTAACGCTGCTGCCTCTACGTGTGGGTCAAGTCCAAAAAACTTCTGAACTGCATCCGGTAGTGCTCGCGCTGCACCGGTCATTTTAAGAATTGCCGGAGAAGCAAATCCAAGAGATTTCCCATTCTCTAGAACCTCTTCACTGTTGAAGTAAATTCCTCTTGTGGTGTGACCAATGACTTGACATGCAAATCTTGTTGCGTCAAGACCAGTCTTTGAATCAGAACCAGCATTCTTTTGCCATGCTTTAACTTGCTGCTGCGTGATGTTTGGGCTGATGAGCAGAGTTACGCCTGGTCGCTCTGGGACATTGATGAATACATCAGGTCGCGAAACCTTCTTGCTAATCACGGCTGTGAGTTGCTCCAGAACGTTGTCTGAATCTTCACCAGACACGCCAGAATCTAAAGAGGAATTTGAGTCTTCTGAGTAAAATGAGTTTGTCATGTGGCAAACACTAGCACTAGCACTAGGCCAGTAGTGGATGTCAATTGGATATTTTGATTATGCCTGAGCGGGAACACCGGAGATTGCAAACGTAAGAGCAATCGTCGCTGGTGCACCAGATGAGGCATCGCCTTCTGGCTCCGATAGACCAACAAGCAAGGCACCTGCATAAACACGCTCCGACTGAAGATTCTTCAGGTCGCAGTCAGTGTCGTAAATCTTGATGTCATAGTAAGCACGACCAACAACAGGACGAACCTGGTTGATTAGGACACGCATGTCGGCATCATAATGCTTGGTTAGCGTGACGTCGCCTACTTCTGATGGGGCGCAAAGAACTTCCGGGAAAGCCTGCCCACCGATGTAAATTTTTTCTACAGCGGCTGTGATTTCTCCACCGGACACCTGAGCGAAATACCCAGAAAGGGTCGGCCCAGTAACCGCGCCGCTAACTGGCGTGATTTCTGCGATGATTTGTCGCTGTGCCAATTTTGTGGAAATTGCCATAATTCCTCCGTGTCTTTACTTTATTTTCTTAGACCAATGTTGAAGTCAGGTTTGACTTTGTAATCTCGACCTCAATCGTGTCACCGATTGAAGAAACTCGAGCGCCAACCTTGGCCTTGATTACGCCAGTTGCCAACTGAGTAAGCGGGTTGTTTGCATTGTTCACCTGAACTGTGTAGCCAGGGTCAAGCTGCTTACCGTTTGCATCAAACGCCTCGTACAGACCGCCAGCCAAACGGATTCTTTCCATGATGGCTGTCAGTGTTGCGCGAACTCGTGAGAATGTCGACTGTCTTCCGTCGATTGGCAAGAAGAGGAGAGCCTCAAGTGCGCTCTCTGCCTCATAGACAATCTGATTCAGAACCTCGCGAGAGATGATGAATCTAAAGTTTGCTGTGTCGTCAGAGGCGGAACGAGCTCCGTAGATTCTCGCACTGCCATTGATGATTTTAATCGCGTTGATAAAGTTCTCATCAAGGTTGTCTGAATCTGTCTTTGAGAGCGATGTCTCAAGGCCAGTCACAAATGTAGCTTCTGTTCTTTCACCTGCATAAGGGTTCCACGGACCGTAAAGATTATGTACGCGTGCTCTCTTGGCAGCAACATAACCTTCTGGTGGAACCATCATTGTGAGTGTTCCGTTTGGAATCTTTACCCATGGGTAGAAAAACGCACCATATGGCGCATTATCGTCGCCAGTGTGATTTGCAGCCTCGGAGATTGCTGTAGCAACAGACGTGCCCTCATCGAATGATGTCAAAGCGATTCTGTTATTGGAAGCTGCGTGAGCAAATACCAAATCTCTCATTGCCTCTGCGTAGAAGCCCGGAGCAGCAACTGCACCTGGTCCAAGATTGTTGGTGAATGTGTCCAACGCATCTTCTAGGTCTGCTGCAACTAACGAGCTTCCATTTGTGCCACCAGTAAAGTTTGTTGCGGCAACAACAGCAGGAATATTCGTTGATGCACCAGTCGTGGCCGTTAAGTACAGGGCAGCTGTTGCGCTGTTATTGATTTCATTAACAGCATTTGCTGGGCTTGTGTGATTTTCTGTCGTGTAAACCAGGGTTCCGTTAACGCGAACTTTAATTCTGAAATTCACGCTCGCAGTTGGTTGCTCAACCTGAGCAGTCAATCCACCGCTGTTAGCCCAAGTGCCAGTTCCGGAGGCAAGAAGGTTTATGCATGTTGCAGCAGAGGAATCGGCAAGAGCAAGGCTTGCCTCATTGGCCGATTCATCAACGACGCGCGAAACATAAGCACGTGCGCCGCCTTCTTCGAAAAATGTTTCAATCGTCTGGTGTGTGTAACCGGATGATGTGTACCCGCCAAAAATATCTTCGAAATCCGAAAGGCTGGTAACGAGGTGCGAGGTGCCATCTGGCCCCCTCTCCGTTACTCCAGCAACAAACAACGTCGCTGTTGGCGCGGTTTGCGTATTGGTTGGACCAGTGCGGACCGCCGTTGTAACAACTATACCTGGCATTTTTCCTCCGTCCCATTTCTTTCAGGAACTATTTCGTATGAGACTACTGAAATTATAGGTGGTTACTCAAGGTGTTTGGCGTACGTTTTTGTCTGGACCCTCAAAAAGATGACTTAAGTTTTCAAGTACGTGGTCTTGGTGCGCTTCTATTTCTTTTTTGACTTTTTTGCGAGATTTTGGTTTCTCGACATGTTTTACTGCTTTTGCAGCTGGGGTTTCAACCAGGAGAACCAAACCTTTGTCAATTAAAATTAATACTTTTTCGTTGTCGGCTTTCACCAAAGCAGACGCCCGGCTTAGCAAATAGGCGTCGTTGGTTACTTTGAGCATTTTTGGGGAAAGGTTTTGAATTTGCATAAATCCTGCATATTCAACAGGTATTTCGTTTATTTTTTCCCCAAGACCAACAAAGTCGATTTCACCACTCATGATTTTACTCGCCTATTGAAATGCTTGCCGCGTTTGTAAAATTAGAAATAAGTGCAGTTAGTGGGTTTTGACCAACAGTTAAGCCGAATTCAATAACCTCATCAGCAATATTGTCGCGAGCTATAACTTCGTCAATAGATAAGTCATACCCTATGTAGGCTCCAGCAAGAACTCGGTCGCCCTTCAACATCGTAAGGTCGGAGAACTCTTCAACCACGGTAGTTTCCTCTATGCGAGCCTCCCTCTCTGCGCCCTCCCGCTGCAGACATGGGTAATCCAAAAGAGCAGAGCGGACGACGGTGGTGAGTCTGTCTCGCATCTCGGTGGTTTCTTTTGAGCCATCGGTTCTTACCCAAATATATGTTCTCATTGAGTAATTCACTTTATATACCGGGTCAGCCCCTATACCATACCCGACGCGATTAAACGAGCGCGTAGATATGGCAACAGTAATTATCGTTGGCCAAGAGTCGAGAGCAACTGGCTCATATGTTAGATACTCTGCCGGGTCTGGAAGTTCATCCTCGGATAGATTCCAACCATTTCTATATCTAATTAATCTGCGCGGAATGTCGTCGGTTAAATAGTCGTTTACGAATGACTTTGCAAATTGAGCTCCGTACATTAATTCTGCTGGCATCAGAACACCTCGCCGTTTGCAATGTATGAAACAGTATCGCCGCCGAGCTTTTTGGCAAACAGCGGTGGCTCAAATACAATTTTTCTTTTTGGCATTTTTGTAGTTCCATACTGATGAAACTTTGCATATTCCACAGACGTTCCAGTAGAAAAAGATGTATTCGTCATTGTGTCAATCGAGCCGTTGGCACCAGAAAGAGATGCGAATAATTTTCCAGTCCTTATCATCGGTGGCATACCGGGGAATCGAGTCATCTTCCACGATGCATATTGAGCATCAAGCGGTCTCCACCCGCCAACCAGGAGACCATTACTTGTAAAGTTTGCAGCATTTGCCATACGCACTTCTTGTTTTGCTTTTATCAACACCGGAGTGAGCACTTGAGCGCGAGAATACATGGCCCCAAGCCTGGCAATGGCGGACCCCATTCCCCTGGTACTTACGCCTATTTCAATGTCCATTAAATGCGTCGCCTTCTCCACCTACGTAGAGCAAGAAGTTCTCTCTCTGAAAAACCAGTTTCAAGAGGGGCAACATTTCTTGTCGTTAAGTCTTTAACTCCAACAACGTCATCGTGCATATTTTGCATTTCTCTTGTGGCAGCACGAAGAATAAATAGTTTAAACATCTGAATCGCTTCACCATCAAGGCCGCCGGTGTAGACAATTTCAACAACGTCGTTAGGAAAACCTCTGTACAACTCAATTCCGTATCTATGAACTGTGTAGTCGTTTCCGGTTGCAGTTACGGTTCCGCCAGATACATAAGCGGACAACCCGCTCTGATAACCGCCAACAGAAAAAGTTGTACTTGTTACTGCGGTAATTTCAAATGAAGATTTATTGTATGAGTTTGGAGTTACTCCTGTAACAACAACTCTCTGACCCTTCGTGAAAGTATTTGCAGCGCTAAATGTGACCACCGTTCCAGACTGTGATGCACCGGTTATTGTCGCTGTACGCATCTTTGCTTCGGCCATGAATATTGGCACTTGTGAAAGATTTCCAATCGAAACACTTTTTACGGTTACGACAGGTGTGTTTCTTAAGCTAAGAACAATCGAAGGCTGAATATAGTTCAATCCACTATCCGTAGTGTCCAGCGATTGGTCGTAGAAAAAAGAAGTGGCTGGAACTCCTTGAAAATAACTTGGTATTACATGTTGCTCCGTATGCTCGGCAACTTCTACCGGCCTACGCAAAAAAGCCTCAAGCTCACTCTGGAGACCATTCAGCACAAATTCAGCAGCATCAAGTTGCCGCAAACTGAACTTAACGTCCATATAGATTGCTAAATCAGAAGCCGTAACAAGCATTAAGACCTCACGTAGCTCTTGCCAGATTCAGCCTTCGTCTTTCCCTCAAAAGCGCTCGACCGGTGCCGGACTGCGTTGTTCTTTGACCAGACACGGCGTCAGCAAGACGATTCAAGCCGTAGGCTGTGGCCCGACGCCACCATGCAGGACGATTACCTCCGGTTATCGGATTTCTTCTTGTCAATGCACCGATTTCTCTATCTCTGACGGTGTTCTGTTCCATGGCTACCTCTTCAGCGTTTGACTAAAGTTTACACCATTGGATTCTAGGTGTGTCAACGGTCCTGATTTGGTGGCTTCTCTAACACGATTTTGTCAGATGATTTTGCAGGTGCTTCGATTGGAACCCACGCACTCGAGTAGACGTGCTCTTTAACCTTGCGCATTTTAACCAGTGAACCGTCGAGCATCATGTCGGATTCCTGAACGGTCATATTGAAAATCTCGTCTAGTTCATCCATCGAATAAACTCTACTTTGATGTATCTTCTTGACAATGTCGGACATCCGTTTTGCAACAACCGAACCGCGACCTCGATTTATTTGGACGTGAAGAATCATCGCGTCCAAATCTGATACGTCCAATTCGACGCAGGTGATTGATTTTGAGTACCGCTTGGCTAGCGCCTTGGATTGAGATATTGCAATCACTCTTTGATGGCCATCAATTATCACGTTTGATTTTTTCTGCACAATGATTGGGCTTAAAAGTCCGTATTTTTCGATTGAAGAAATAAGCACTTTAAGGTCAGGCTTGAGAATATAATTTGCCCTCCATGTAGCCGGCTTCAGCAAAGAAGGATTAATTAAAGATGTTTCTGTGTTATTCACTTCTAAACCTGGGCGCGGACATTGGCGTTGAGGGTTCGCAAGGCATCAATACTCGTCCTGAGTGAAAGAAGTTTTTCTCGCTTTGCCCTAACTAGTGCTTCCGCGATTTCGTAATCCTCTTTCATTTGTTCCATCTTGTAATGAGACCATTGCTCTCTGTCGGTGATTGTTCTGTGCCCCTTGCCAGCAGCTCCTAGATATTCTTTTGCCCATTCCGCCTTGTACCTGGCGTCTTTTTTTGCAGCGTCCACGGCGAGTATTTCAAAGTTTTCAGTTTCTTTTTCGAGCAGGTCGAGCAGTCTCATCATTTCTCGTTCAATGTCCACCTGGCTGATTGGTTGACTTCTATTCATTTTCTATCCCTTCGAGTGGGGACCAGTCTATCTTCTCTAGCGCCGAGAGAGAAATGTTTGACCACTTATATTTTGCATTTCCAATTTTTGCCAAAACCATTTCTTCAAGAACCCACGCATCGCACATATCATCAGCATGCCCCCCTTTCCAAACTATTCCCGTAATAGCTGATATTGCAGATATGACTTCTGACTTGCCAGCGTTCCCTTTGCCTGTGGCAAATTTTGCTCGACAAGTAGGAGGCACGATTATGTATGGAATATCAAGATTTAGCAAGGCAACCCTGACAACACCGCCAAGCTCCCCAATTGAGTGAGCCTGAGAATTTCTTGATGCAAAAGAATAACCCTCTATGGCTACCAATTGTATTTTGTTGGAAACCGCAATATTGCCAATTTCGCTGGCTATTTTCCTCAATCTTTCAGCTCCAGATAAATCAAAAGAAAGATAACCAGCTTCTCCAGCATGGCAATACCCAGTGGATGTAAGTGATAGGTCGAGACCTAGGATGTTCATGGGCACGCAAAACTCTACCCCACAAACAAAGACCCGCCGGGTGTAATCCCGACGGGAATTAACACAGACAGACGTCCATGTCTACTTTGCGTAGTTATTCACCACTAGACCTTGGACCACCTGCCTTTCTTTTCTCAGAAACGGCTGTAAGACCTTAGAGTACCATTACAAAATTATTAGCTCAGGTAAAGAGATGTTGGCGCGCACATAAAAAAAGAGACGCAAGAACCGGGGGCTGCACGTTGCCCTGTGCCCCCGGCCCTCGCGCCTATAACGGTCCTAAGGATATTAATTCTACAACTGAAATGTCTTTCGTGTTGTAAACGCAAGTAATGTTTTAACGTTCCCAGCCGTGCTTGGCTAAACCTAAATCAAAAGCAAGCTGCGGATAGTTTCCAATTCGATTGTGACATGGCCTGCATACCGCAAGAAGATTTTCCTCATCGAGTATCGACCCACCCTGAGAGCGTCTAATTATTTCGTGAATGTCGCAACTTCTGTTACGAACATATGTCAACTTCTCGTCATGTTCAGCAAATACAGGACACGCTTCGCAAAATGGTTTTTTTGACAAAAGTTTTTCTACGAGCGGGCGCCTCAGCAAATACTCTTCTTGTTTCTTTTTTGAACGATATTTCACTCAGGAGATGTTACATCGTCGAACTGCCATTTATTTTCTAACGATGCCCACAGGGCGACATCGATGTCGGTTGGCTCCATGTCGAACTCATCCATTAGTGACTTGTGCTTCAAGATTGCTGACTCAAGGAAATTGGCACGAGAGAGTGCGCCCTCGTCTTCGCCCAAGGAGACAACGTAATCGAGACGCTTGTTAACAAAGAACCTGAAGCGTTCAATTTTTGCTAGCCTGCCGTCGTAAGATTGCATTGCTTCGGCTAGCAGTACCGTGCCGTCGGAACCCAAATCCGCGTATCTCTGGGAATCAAGTTCTTTATCGTCTTTGATGTCAGCAATTTGCTCATCAAGGTTCCGCACCAGCGCGAGAAGGGCTCGCTTCCAACGCTCGCGATTTTGGGGCAAATGAATGTATTCGCTCTGTGTGTCTGATACTCGGTTTTTAACATCCTCTGCAACAAGGCGAGCAAACATATCATCATTCATCTTTTGGGTTCCAATATGTACAGAGATTTGTTTTGAAGTGGCACCAATTGCAGAGGTTTGATGGAATTGCTGTCCATGTTGAATTGTCATATGAATTTACTATCTCCTTCTTTGTTGTTGTTATTGTATTTCTTGTGCTTACAAAATCATCTGCCGTTGGCAAATGTTTTTTCGCAACACCATCTTTTAGGTATAAAAGCTCCAGATTGAATGATTTCTTATTCTCTAGTTCGGCAAGAAGAATCGCGTACAGGCTGAGCTGAAACCATTTATCCGCCATGTACTTGGGTGCTGGGGTTTTCCCCGTTTTGTAGTCCGTGATTGTCACAACCCCATCGATTTCCGTCCACCTGTCGATGAATCCCTTAATAAGAACGCCATCTATCTCGCCAAGGACTTCGTATTCAATACCAGAAGGCTGAACCAGAGACGGGTTTTCAAGAAGGAAAATGTTCTCCACGCACCACCATGCGCTCCATCGAAAATCGTTGATTGGCGTTCTCTTCAGATAAGGGGCAACCCTGTCTGCCCAACCGCCACTGGACCATACGTGAGTACATGCGTGTCGAGCAGACACAACAGTCCTCTCTTCCGGCTGATAGGCGGCGTAGAAATGCTCCAGCACATCGTGTACGAAATTTCCCAACAATGTCTGCATCGTTGGCGGCTCTTGAATTTTGTCGACACGAGACAGCTTAAACTTCAGCGGACACTGAATGTACGTTTGAATTGACGAAGCTGAAAGGTGTGCTGGAAGCTCTGGTTTTACATCGCTCACTTGGCAGGCGCTTCTATGATTGTCCCACCAAATGTTAAACGAGTTGCTTCTGTAAGGAGAAAATTTGCCTGTTCTTCGGTAACGGTGTCTTTTGTGGGTGTTGGCTTGCCGTCGCTCCACTGTGTCCACGCAGAACGCAACTGTTCCTTTTGGTCTTTGCTCAAACCCTTACTTACAGACATGAAGCTTTCCCAGGTCATCTTTGATGGCGAGGGTGGCTCCGAGGCAGTAACCATCTCGGCCTCCATTACCTGTTCGATTTCGATTGCGTCGTCAGTACGAGATAAGTACAAACCGACACCAAGGCTTTGGGCTGCTTTCTTGAACGCGTTTGACTCTGCGCTCTTGTACGCATCGCCAAGGTCGACAATCTGACCTTGCTTGGTGCGCATAATCTTTGCTGCATCAATTCCATCGCGAGATACGGCTGGGTGCTCATCCGTTGCAAGCCAAGTAATGCGGACATGAGCCATAATCCAGTCAGTATCAATTGCGTCGCGTTCACACTTGATTACCTTGCGCGACCACTTCCCAACACCGAGAACCTTATTGAGACGGTTGGTTACTTCGGTAACTGGGATGTATAGAAGATTCGTTCCACTTTTATTAACTGAACGCACCATCTCTGGTGGGAACGACTCTGATAGTTGTTGGTATATGTCTGACATTTTATTTAGCCTTTCGTACGATAATGCTTGTTTTGGATTCGCTCACTTCACAAAAGCTATCTGCAGATACTCCAATTTTGGCAAGTTCTTTTATTCGCCAGTATGAAACTGCTGCAAAGTCGAGCATTTTTACCATCATGTCCTGTGGGGTCATGATTACCTCTCCAGTATCAAGGTCAACCGCCATGTCATTGATTCGACTAGCAACATTCTTTGCAAGGCCTTCGTGGTCCCACTTCTTCCTGTCAGAACCACCCTTTTTCTCGATTAAACTTCCGTCGCTAGATGACACTTCTGGGACGTTGGCCATTTTGCCAATCATGGAATGACAAACCGAGTCGTACATAACTGACATTTCTGCCTTAAGAGCATGAACGCTCACCATTGCATCAGCGACTTCGGAAAGCGGTTCATCGCTCAAACACATTTCCTTGAACAATTTATCCAAAGTCATGAAGTCCCCTGTCATTTTTGCGACAAGTTCTTTAAACTCGGACGTAGTGATGTTTTCGTTACTCATATATACCCCTTGCTCTAGTTGATACTTTGTCAGATGATTATAGACACCGGACGCCGCTGCGGCAACCCCAAGCCAGCTAAAAATGAAAAAGCTCCAACCGCCGAGTCCACCTGGTCGTCGTGGTCACAGGCCTCAGGGAAGGATGAAAATTCGTCGAACCAGTCGGTTAGCCATGAGCCTCGCACGACACGGACATTGCCATTTGCAACCGCTGCGGAAAAGGGTCGGGAACGGGTTAGCTTGTCTCCAGTGGAGCGTATTCCTTGAAAATCATACCCAGGAACGACATATCGGGCATATTGGTCAACTAGAGCCTTTCCAGACGAACCCGGTTCTTGCTCCATCCTGATTGCAACAGAGTGACCATCTTCATAAGCTGTTTGCGCAATTAGCTGTTCTACTTTTTCGTTTTTAACTCTCTGTCTGCGCACATCCAGAACATAGGCAATGCCCTGGTCGAAAAGCATCAGTGTTCCAACGGTGTAGTCGGGGTTCGGATTGCTAGACGATGGCTCGGTGGCCGCCAAGTCCCAGAATCTCACGGCACGTGCAGATGACAACACCTGTGGAACTTCAGAGGAATCAATAACAACAAAATTAGTTCTATCAAAAAGAGTTCCTAAAGTAGTAGCCCACCAGTCGCCCATCTCGAGCCTTCTGCGCTCAATCGGGTCCAGGGCGGACAGGGCCTGACGATATGAGTCAGCATCGATTCCGGGGTTGTCAGTAAGCATCGACGGAACGAAAATCCTCCCAGAATCCGCTCCCTCCACGATGAATCTTTGTCTGACCCAGTTGGGTGCTGGGTTTGAAGCCGCCCTCATCCTCAGCGGAACCTTGGAAAGCTCGCCTGTTGCTGGTCGGCGCAAGCGAGAGAACAGGTATCGATAATCAGATTCCCTGATTTCGGTCACCTCATCCATTCCAATAAATTGAAATTCCGAACCTTTATATCGAAGGTAGTCATTGGTGTTGTTCAGATACCCGAATGATATTCGAGCCCCAGACGGAAAGGTGGCTACATAGGTGCTGCCATTCCAATGGACTTCGTCATAATTTGAAATCCATGAGCGGAATCGGTCCATTAGGGCGCCAGGGAGCGCGAGGTCTGCGTAAGTCTTTCTAAAGAGAATCGCTGAATACCCAGGGATGTCAACGTATTGCATGGCCGACATAAGTAGGGCTGAACTCTTGCCTCCGCCAGCAGCCCCACCGAATAATGCCTCTATAGAGTAAGAACGCAAAAATACTTTCTGAGTTATGGATGGCGCCTCAGGACAATAAAGCGGTTCCTTCGGTTTTAGATATTCGAGAACTTTGTCCCAATTCGTCATTTATAAGCCTGCTCTCTGCCGAGAATGATAAACCATACTAGTATTAAATTATGCAATGTTCTGTTTTTGATGAGGAGACATGAAAATAGTACAATGGTTTACTAGGGCAAGAGCTGCCAATCTCCTTATGGGGTCATTTATAATTATGACTACAACAGGTGCGTTTATTTTTAGCATTCCGGTCGGATTCTTAGTGGCTGGCGTGTGCTGTGGGGCTGTTGGCCTGCTGCTCGGACTGGATTAATCATAAAACATGGCTTGGAACTCAACCAATAACAAATCTGCTTCATCGTCAGGGCAAAAGTCCGCTATTGGACCTGGCGCCCCAGTTGCATACAACACCGGTCTTCAAGGTAAACCCTATAGGGACTCTTGGGATATCGAACGTGCATACAGAGAGGGAATGCAGAAGGTCACATGGGTTAATAGGTGTATTGACGCAATAGCAGGGAACCAAGCAAGACTTCCAGCAATACTCCGCGAAGACAATTCTCCAGACGGAAAAATTGTAACAAATAACAGAGACCATAAAATTCTCAATTTGCTAAACACTAAAGCAAATATTGGCGAAAACTCTTTTGTATTCAGATACAGGCTTTCTTCTCAGCTACTCATGTCAACCAGGGGTGCATTTATTGAGAAGGTTAGAGGGAGAAATGGTGGAGTCATAGCGCTACACCTTCTTCCACCGCAACACACATCCCCAATTCCAGATGCAAAAAATTTCATTGCAGGTTTTGAAGTGGACATGCGGAACGGCACTAAAGCAATTCTAAAACCGCAAGATGTCATATGGATTCGCAAGCCTCACCCCCTAGACCCATATCTGTCACTGACTCCACTTGAATCAGCTGGTGTCGCTATTGAAATAGAAAATCTTTCAAAAATTTATAACAGGAATTTCCTGCTCAACGACGGCAGGCCGGGTGGTTTGCTTGTTGTGCGAGGGGAAATAGATGACGACGACAAAGATGAATTGCGTAGTCGTTTCCGTGGAAATATAAATCGCGCCGGTGCAGTGACTGTCGTCTCATCAGACGAAGGTGTCGACTATGTGGATACTGGCTCAAATCCTCGTGACGCCAACTACATCCAGATGCGACAAATCACCAAAGAAGAAATTCTTGCTTCCTTCGGAGTTCCAGAGTCAGTCATCGGCAATGCATCAGGAAGAACCTTCAGTAATGCCGCAGAAGAGCATCGAGTGTTTTGGAATGAAACAATGCTGCCGCACATGGAGCTGATTGGGCGCGGCCTAGATGAGCTAGATGATGAGTACTACATTGACTTTGACACTTCGGAAGTTCCAATTCTTGTTCTTTACAAGCAAGAAAGAGAACGTTATTTGCTTGATGAATTTCAGAACGGTCTCATTAGTGGAAATGAATACAGAAGAGAAACGGGTCGAAAGAAAATTGATTCCGACCTAATGCAAGCAATGCTTGCCAATCCAAACCTCACGCCGATTGGATACACCGATAAGAAGTTTGATTCAACACAACAGGCAGCACAAATGGCGGCTGCGGGTGGCGCGCAGCCGGGAATGCCCGGTGTTGCGGCGGCAGGAATGGTTCCAGATGGACAACCACCAGCACCCGGACAAGAACCCACAGGGCAACCAGAACAGCCGGCTGCGCCAGGTGAGATACCTGCTCAATTAGTTAATTTTAATGAAAAACCGAGCACCATGACTGAAGCGCTTGCCGCAGAAGGACAGGGGCAGCAGCAACCAGTGATGGCTTCGCCGACCGCACTATCAGCGTTTGATAACGGAATGCAGTTCAAGTCTGCCAATAAAGAACTTTCTGAGTGGGAGCAAAAAGCCGTTGAAAACGCGGACCGATGGGTTGAAATTCTTGATAGAAATGTTGAAAGATTCATGGAGCGACAGCAGCGTGTCGTGATGGAAAAAGCTTCTGGAGCAAAATCAAAAAAACTAATCACCTCTGGCACCTTGACTGTAGAAAACATCTTTGATGAGCAGGTCTGGAATAAGCAGCTTGAAGAAGATGTAAAGCCAGTTATCGCAGGTATTTCTGCTGATGCCACGCGATTGGTGAGCGAACAAGCAGGAATGCCCGCGGACGAAAACTCAGAAGAAATGCAACAAGATATCGAATCGCAGATGGAGCGAATGAAGAAAATAAATTCAACAACCAAAGATGAAATAGCTTCAGCAATTCTTATCGCTCTTGCTCTTGCAGATGACGAGGATAGGGTTGGAATGTTGAAAGCAGCCTTGCTCGCAATATTCATGAACCTGCTTTCGAAGCGCCGCAGGATAATCGCGGAACATGAGTCCCAAACTGCCTATAACTCTGGCGTTTATCATGCTGCCAAAGGGATAGGCGCATCGACGAAGACCTGGATTGCAAATAAGGATGCTCAGGTCAGGCCGGAACATAGATTGCTCGACGGAAATACAACATCGATTGATTCGGCGTTTAGTGTTTCAGGCAAGGACATTAGATTCCCAGGAGACCCACTGGCTCCGCCGCACCTAACAATTAACTGCAGGTGCAGACTGTCGTTCTCAATCTGACTTTACTAAAACTCGAGAATAGTTTCGCCAGAACTGTCTCATAATTGTTTATCATTGGATAAACACTATGGAAAGCGCCACAACATGAGCAATATTGCCAATGACTTTACTGAAACTCAATACAAAGCGATTCCTGGGCAAATCAACACGATTGAATCAAAGGGAATAGTTGAGTGTTTTGTTGCGGGCATTGGCAATAAGGACAGCGTAGGGGACATATGCCTACCTGGTTGCTTCAATGGCTCTCTTGGACGACGCAAGCCTCGCGTTGTATGGGGCCACAACTGGAACGAACCAATTGGAAAAGTTCTTGAAATTTACGAAGTTGGACCAAACGACCCACGTCTTCCAGCGAAGATGAAAGCCAATGGTATTGGTGGTTTGTTTGCCAAAGTACAGTTCAACCTTGCTTCAGAGCGTGGTCGCGAAGCATTTGCAAACGTAAAATTTTTTGGTGAAGAGCAAGAGTGGTCAATTGGCTACAAGACTTTGGACGCAGTATTCGACACAACAAAGCAAGCCAACATGCTCAAAGAAGTTGAACTATACGAAGTCAGCCCTGTATTGCATGGAGCAAATCAGCTCACAGGAACAATTTCAATCAAGTCAGATAAGCAAAACGAAGAAGTCAAGGGCGGACCTTGTTGGGATGGCTACAAGCAAGTTGGGATGAAGAGGGGCAAGAATGGAAATATGGTTCCAAACTGTGTTCCCATTGAGGAAAAAGGAGAAAAGCTCAGGGACCCAAAGGGCGGCCTTACTGCTGCTGGTCGCGCACACTTCAAGCGCACGGAAGGGGCAAATCTGAAGCCAGGAGTTAAGGGAGCAGCAAATACGCCAGAAAAAATGCGCAGAAAAGGTTCTTTCCTAACTCGCTTCTTCACTAATCCATCTGGACCAATGAAGGATGAAAAGGGTCGCCCAACACGCCTTGCGCTTTCTGCAGCCGCATGGGGTGAGCCGGTGCCACAGGATACTTCTGATGCAGCAAAACTCGCAGCGAAAGGACGTCGCATGCTTGAGCGTTATGAGAATTCAAAGAAGAAGTCGAGTGAGGTTGAGATTGAAGAAAAAAATATTTCAATCTATTCCATCGCGAACCCATCCGAAAATCCAACAATGGGAAGAATGGGTTCAATCGCAAAGGCAATTTCAACTCACTTTGGTGGTGAAGTCGCTGTCCGCGAAGCAGACAGCAACAACGTCGTGTTTGACCTCATGAAAGACGGAATGGTTGAGACAATGCGCGCTGCGTACCACACACAAAATGAGTCAGATTTTATGTTTGGCCCAGCCCAAAAGGTTAGAGTCGAAACGATTTATCTTCCAGTTGATTCAAACGGAGAAACATCCGGAGCACCAATACCAAAAAGCCCGAACATGCTCGCCGCGCCAAAGCCGGGAGGGTGCGGATGTGGCGGAGCGTGCGGTGGAAAGTCTGACCCATTTTCAAGTTGGGAAGAGTTCAAGAACGACAACCCGGGTGTCCATCTTTTCATCAAGACAGAAAACATGGAGATGTACGAAGTAGCGAACAACGTTTCCGAGTATCACGGTTTTGACATTGAGCTACTCGCCGATGGATTTGTTGTTCCAAACATCGATTGGTATGAAAAAGACGCGCGAGATGCTGTGATAACAGCAATTGAGAACGTTGAACAAAAGGCCATTGCAAGAGCCGCGCGCAGCGCTCGTGGTGTTGGTCGTTCGGCAAGAAGAATGGTTAATCCATCAGAGTTCGATGGAGATGGTGACGGATTCAGAACTGGGCGCGATGGCAGGGACAATGTTCCATACAAGAAGCCAAAGGCACCAAAGATGATGCCACCACGAACCGTTCCTCAAGAAATTCCAGAACGAGAAGAAAAACCACTTAGAATCCCTAAGCCAAACGAAATCCCTCGGCCGGCACCAGCACCACAGCCGGCTCCCGCACCAGCTCCCGCTCCGTCGGTCCCACAGAGAGTTCCGGAAAGACCCGGAATTCCCGCAACCATTACGGGTCGCACAAGAGGAGCTTCTGCCCTGAGGGCCGGAAAACTGGATTCCGCTATTTACAAGGAAAGAATGGCTGGAGCCTCCCTTGAGGATGTAGCAAAAAAATACGGTGTTGAAAGAATTGACGTTCGTCGAGCCGAACAGCGCCATATGCAAAAAATGAGGGCCGCAAAACAGAAACGTTCATCAATCCTGCAACAACTAAGAGACATGCAGGACGACCCGAGCATGCCTTCTGGTGTGCCGGAGAGGGCTAAAGAACGAGCCATATCCATGATTGCAGAGCAAAACAGTATGACGCCTGCTGGCGTTCGCAGGGCCATCAGAAGAGAGCTCGCTGCAGAAAGAATGACTCAAGCAGCAAATCAAATGAGAGGCAGAAGAAAGTCTCTTTCCTCTGTCTATGTTTCGGTGTCTGAAGGTAACGACATATCCGTTAAAACTGCCCTGCAAAGCACGGTTGACGACTCGGTACTTATCAAGGTTGAGCCCCAATTCGTATCGCAAGTAAAACAAGCGGTTGACACTGTTGCCGAATACCACGGCGTGCGTATTTCTCGTGCCGAAAATGGAATTAACGTATTCGGAGCGCATGAATTGAATGACGACTCGATTGAGGCTATTTCTCGCGCGATATATGCGTCGTATGTGGATAGCAATATTGAAGACATCGAAATGGACAGAATTTTCTCGAAGAGATAATTCATGGCTTCAGATTTTTTAAGTCACCTTGCTCGATTGCGCGACAGCGCCATAGTGAATCACGACATGAAGTCTGTCAATAAATATAATGATGCAATCGACGACTTTTTGGAACTTAGCAAAAAACAGGAAAATTCGATTGCTCCTCGAACGGCAAAAAAGAAGTCATCGCGCTTCACTGTTAGCAAGCGGAGACCAAACGTCAGCCGTGAATCCTCTTCTATGGGTTATGCTAAACCTATACATAATCAACGGATTTTAAGTAAATACAACTGCATGGTTACCGGAGAAAAGCGCATGAATCCATGCGCTGGCTGTAGTAACGTACAAGGTTGTATTTCCAATTCAATGCAGTACAAGGAGCACCAAGCATGAGCGAAAAAGCAGCAGTCGTAAAGTTGAATGCTGACGGCGAAGTTGTTAGTTGCGCCAAAGGCCTCGGCTCGGATGAGTGTGGATACACGCCAGGCGCAAAAGTTTGTGGAAAGTGCGGAGCAATGGCTGTCTCTGTAAAGAAGAAAGAAGATGTTGACGTTAAGGCCGCCAAGAAAAACATGCTAAACATGGCCGCAATGGATTCTGACCTGGATGAAGAAATGTCCATGGAAGATGAAGAAAAAGATGACGACATGGAAGACATGGAGCTCGTTGATGACGAAGAGGACATGGATGAAGAGGACATGGACGACGAAGACGACGAAGACATGGCCGCAGATGACGACGAAGAAGACGAAGACATGGAAGACCTTGACGGCAAAATGTATGATGATGAATCAGTAGACGAAATGTTCGTCCGTCGTTCTGCGCCAAAGAAGAAAAAGAAAGGCGCCATGATGATGGGGCCAGACGCTGAAGTAGAACTAGACGAAGACGAAAAAGACATGGATGGCATGTACTCAGATGAATCTTCAGTTCGCAAAAAGATGCGCAGACGCAGACTCGGAACAATGGGGTACAAGTCAGCAGATTTTGACGACAACGCATTCGTTTGTGGATTCGACCGCAAGGTCTACCCAGGCGGCGCAAATGTTTGCGATAGCTGCCCAGGCGGTTGTGTTTCCGAAAAGGGAATGCCAGCCCTGATTGAAATTGAAGGCATGGCAGAAGACATGTTTAGAGGCAAGGTTCTCGATTCTGGATATTCAGATGAAGCAGACCTGTTTATAGTTGATGTTGAGAGAAAAGACGGAAAGCCAGTCGAGGTGTTCTTCGATGGTTCAACCGGCGAAGTCATGGGCTGGCACATGCTCACTCAGGATGTCGTGCAGGTTAAGTCTGCGCTGCAAAACAAGGTGATGATTAGCTTTGGTGAAGCAGCAGATATTGCTGTTAAATCGGTTGAAGGTGACATCATTGCTGTTGAACCAGATGTTTTTGAGGGATTTGATGTTTACGCAGTAGAAATCGAGGGCCTCAATGGCAAGTCGTATGACGTGTTTGTTGGGCTCGATGGTGAAGTGCTTGGATACGATGAGTATACGCAGGAAGAAGCTTCAGAGATTGAAGCCGAAGCGGCGGAAATTGCGCTGAAGCGTGCCTACTCGGAAGATTCGCGCACATCAATGGCTCAAGCCGGGCAGGCACTTGCAGATGGTTCATTCCCAATCAAGGATGAAGCAGACTTGAAGAATGCAATCCAGGCTTACGGTCGCGCAAAAGACAAGACAGCAGCAAAAGCTCATATCATGAAGAGAGCTGTTGACCTTGGCATGGAAGAAATGATTCCTTTGAGCTGGGTCTCCAAGGAAGATATGGACAAAGCCAAAAAGGACTACGCTGCTGAAGAGAAGTCAGAAGTGACGGATTTCTTGTCAAACTTGATGGAATTCGAAATGCTTTCCATCGAAGAGGAAATCAACGAACCAAAACCTGAATAGGCTAATATGGTTGTTGTTCCATAACTTCGTTAGGTGATTGCGGTATCTGTTTGCCGCCTAGGAGCAACAAGTGGCTAATTCATATTCCAATTTCGCAGAACGCAGGATAAACAACCTGTCCAAGAATGGCGAATTAGAAATAGGTTTCATTCCCAAAATAGAGACCAAGGCCGAAAAACCAGAAGTAAATAAGCCTCCAGTAAAATATTCAAACCCGTATGAAGAATACATAAAGACATGGGAGCCGGGGGACGTAATACCGCTTGTTCCACCAGGCAAGAGAATGCATTTTTGCACTTTCAACCCAAATATGCTGGATACAGATTCAACATTTTTTAGGTCAACACACAAACATTCCTCTCCGACGAAATTTAAATCGGGTGAACTGAATGACATCGAGTACAAGGTCCTTGGAAGGAAACTAAAGGACAGCCTTGACTCGCTACTGCGAAGAGCAGCCAAAACAAGAGGCTTATGGGTTGACGATAAAAACAAGCTTCGCTGCCCTCCGGGAACACCAGCTGCAAACCAATTTACAGACATAACTGGCTCTAACTGCTTCATACCGTCACCAAGAACTGCCGCACAAAGTGGAGCTCGTGCAGTGCGTAGAGCAACAGCTGGCGCAACCCAGATGTCAACCCAGGTTGGCGGAAGAGTTGCTAGTGGATTCGATGCAGCTAGAGCAAACGCTGAACAAATTAGAGAACTTGGTTTTGAAAGAGTTCAAGAAGCAATGGGGTACGGTGGCAGAATTGCGCCCACTCCACAAATGGTTAGCGATACAGTCTCGGGAGCCATGAGGGCTACGAGGTTTGGTCTCATACCAAACCCTTCAGCGAGAACTGGAGGCAAGCAGCGTGGAGCACCGAAGGGCGTCGGCAACAATGTGTGGCAGCTTGGATTAAAAGAACAAGTCTGGAGAGGCAGAAGAGCCACCGAACTTGCTCGCTCCACAAGGGATAGATTTAATAACCCAAACCGACCAGACGGACTAAGACTCCCACCGAGTCAGAACTTCCCGGCCGGTAGACCAATCGGCGACATAAGCCAAAAGGCTCAATTCGTTTCCGCAATGGCCGAACTATTTCCAAACGTTCCACAAGCAGAAATAGAAGAAATGTTTGACCAAGCAATTCCAATGAGCTTGAGCAGGATGGAAAGGTCAAAACTGAAGGCATCTTTGATTCAATACTGGTACTCCTGGATGGAAAATGCAATTGCAAATCCAGAGCAGGCAAAATGGGTTACCTCTTTCGCGATAGATACGGAAATGGGGTCAGCGTTCGAAGTTAGATTTGATGCATTTGCTCCCTCGCCTTCAACGGGAGGAAGAAGAATTAGCCAAGCAGCATCAAACGCGGCTCAGGGAAGAACCGCAGAACAGGGTGGACTTCAGTTCTCCCTTGTTATGAATCCATGGGAAATGTGGTCACAGGTAAATCGCTCGGGCTTTGACAGAAATGGTCGAGCAAATGGAGTCGCTGATTCTGTTGAGGGTGACATGCACTATTTGGCCAACCATGAGTGGGGCCACGTTGCGCACTTCTCGAGTGTTATGGAGACACTTGGATTCCAAACGCAAAATCTTCAGAGATATCCGCTTGCACAAACACTCGTAAAACCACAGCAGGGTGGTCCCCAGTGGCAAAGACAGAAACAAGTCAATGCATGGATGATTGACTTTAGGCAAGCTGCGAATCCAACAGGAAACAGAAGTATTCAGCTGTTAATCGACTCAGCAAACAATCTAAGCAGAAGGCAATATATTCGCTCTGGAAGTTGGGGAGGTTCGACCGGGTACACAAGGCAAGACCTGGAGACCGATTTAAACAATTTTCATAATGCGCTAGCTGAGGCAATTGAAAACAACATCACCGATGATGCTGACGACCAGGAGTTGATGAGACAGTTTTCTGGTGGTGTTTATGCGGCAACATCAAACATAGAAGCCCGCGCAGAGTTCTTCGCATCCCGAAGATTGTTTGGAGACCCGGTACTAACAGGTGGGCAAACAGGAATCCCATCCACGGTTGATGAGTTCGCGCGAACAATGGCTTCAGCCCAGGGAGCCACACGGACGCAGGCACAATACCGTTCCCAGATGGACGACATTGGACAGAATGTTTTTAGTGTTCCTGGAAACGCATGGAATATTAGTGGTCGCATGGCTGGTTCTGGATTGCCACAACAAAGGCCAACACTTAAAACACAGGCCGTCAGAAGAGCTGTAGACCAAAACTATCCACGAAGCAATAGAAATAGGAGTTCCTCGGCTATTACTGGAGCAATGAGGTCATCCTCATTACAGCAGAGAACCACTTCTTCTCGTGACTGGAAAAATCAAGACACGATAAGTTCAATAAACACAAACAGGCCATTCACCGAAGAGCGTCAATCGCTGCCGGGAATGCTGCAATCAGCATTGGGAACTCAGCAATCATCTACACCAATCGTTGGAAGGATGTCCCCGCTGGTGCCAACAACGGTCACGGGTGTTAGGAATCGTTTCGATGGCAGCAGGTCTGGTGATGTCGACATCAAGGTCCACGAAATAAACGGCGAAAAAATAGTATTTGATAATCCCGACGCAATATCAATCGATGACTCATCAATAAAAATTATTCCTAAAAACCCATTTGAGATAACCGGAAAATCCAGAACCAGTAAGGAAGGTCGCGAATATTCAGAGAAGTGGCTCAATGCCCATCTAGGCAAAGGAGACATGGATTCGAATGATGTCGACGCCCTTCTGTATCGAGCATCACGCGGTGACACGGAGGCAGCAAAGGAATTCGATGGTTTAGCGGAAAAAGGAAGCAAGCGAGTCTCTGAAGCAGAAGGAAAATTGTATGAACCCATCGAACTTGATGAATACCAGGAAAGAACAATAACCCGAGCTGGTCTTGAGGATTTGAGCCTAGATGACTTGTATGTTGTACATGAAACAAGTTACGAGCCAGAAATTGATGAAAATGGAGACATAAGCATCTCTCCTCGTTCTAACTTTGAGGAAACAACTGAATCCGGAAAGAAGGTAAGGGTTCCTCGCCACACGATTCACTTCGCATTAAATCACCTTGTTGGTGGACATATATTTAGGCAGCGCTCAGAAAAAGATACGACTATCTTAATAGCGCCACTGTCTCAGGTGCTAAGAGACAATCCAGATTCACTCGACAATCTATATACGCTTGATACTGTTCTTACACCAAAACCTGGTGAGGGGATAAAGCTCAAATCAGGAAGCTTCCGAAGACTCACTGGTACACCAGACAAAGAAGCAACAGAAGAGGCTGTTCGTCAGCAGCTAAACGAAATGGGTGCAACAAAGATTTTTAAAGCAGAATCAGCAGAGTCTTCAACTGACGCACAGGATTTAGCAGTCGGCAAAATAGCCAGGCAGCTGAGAACCCAATCGGGATTGCACGCAAACATCCCAAGCGGACAGGTCGAGCAGTATTTGATTCGCCAGGCTGGAAGTGGTGGTAGCGCTGAAGTGACGCTTCCGCCTAGTTGGGTGGCCGGAATGAGCAAAAACCATCGCCAAAGACTTGGTGATTCAAACTTCTGGAGCGATGCGAAACCAGCCCCAATCACCGGCTTTATGAGAAGCGGCTCGACCCCACAAGCAGGACAGAGCAGAATCAAGAAAAACAAAGACGGTGTGCCTCAGTACCCACGGACGCCAACCTACGGTCCAATGCTCGGTGAAACAGAAAATATTTTTGCTGGAGTTAATTCTTGGGAAGAATTTAAACAGAGATATAATGACCAGGAAATAGTCTTTCTTGATTATGAAACAACTGGTTTAGTATTCGACAAATATGGTCGCGCTACGGAAAACGGAAATCCGGTAGAAATAGGCGCAATAAAAGTAAAAAACGGACAAGTAATAGACAGATTCAACACATTTGTCAATCCGGGAAAGCCTCTGCAGCAATGGTCTAAAGACAACTTGCGCGACGCAGACGGAAACCCCCTCACTGACCAATACCTACAGGGGGCTGAGTCTTTGGAGTCTGGGCACAAAAAACTTGTTGAATTTGCTGGACCAAATGCAATTATGGGTGTTCAAAACGCCGCATACGACAAGAACGTACTTGAAGACACTCTCCGTGAAGCGGGAATTGAATGGCAAGCAAGGGGCTGGATTGACCTCAAAGATATGGCCGGCATGACACTCCCAAGGTACACAGATGAAAATCCGGATGGACCACATAAGACAAATAAAGATGGAACAAAATCACCATCCAATGGACTTGCGGACATAACAAGATACCTCGGGGTCCCTCTTGGCAAAGAGCATCATAGAGCAGACAAAGACGCTGAAGCAACAGCGGAATCAATGCGTCTTTTGATTGATGGTGCAATTGAAAAGAATTGGTCAAAAGACGCTCTGGATAGAGCCAAGCGAAGTGCGTACGTCAAAAAAACACAAGACGATTTTGACTCAGATGTAAAAGAATGGGAGTCCGAGCTTGCAAAGTACTTAGGTGATGGAGTGTCGGGAAAGATGTCGTCATCACCTGCTTTGCGCTCTGCTCCACAGTTTGGCAGAAGACAGTCTCGTGAGTTCTATAGCTCGGTACCAAACAGTAAATTATGGAGACCGGAAACTCTCGAGCAAAGCGAACCATCACGAATTGCGAAAAGACAAGAAATAATCAAAGACATCAAAGGATTCATAGAGTCTGGCGATGGCGACGCAAAATACATGTCTGCAATGAATGGACTTGACCCAGAATTTGCTAACTACATGCGCAATACCGAAGACCGCGAGATTCTGGCAGACCTTCGTCAGGCAGCAGTTGAATTTCATGCTGGCATCGACCAGAGACCACGTCTAAACGTAAACACTGCAGAACTTTCGAGCTTAATGGAAAATGGGCTACGAAGAGACGATTCAGGCAAACCGCGACGTCTGTCAGAGAGAGTAAAAGCCTACGAAGCAGACATTGGAATTTCTCCAGACCTTCCCGACGCAGAACGCCCAATAACTGGATACATGGTGCATTCCGATGGCGACTTCGCTGAACAAGAGGCTTCATTTAGGGAGTTTTCTAATAAAGTTGATGTCAATTCTCCACGTTATAAGTTTGACCTTTTTAAGTCAAGTAACGAAAATCGCAACAATGGTTTCAATTCTATTTTTGGTGATGCTGAAATAATTCTAAAACCAGAAACCGGCCAAAGGACAGCTTACGGCAACGGTGACGCCCTTGATAATCACATATTTCCTGTCCTGGCAAACTCAACAGATTCTGACGAAATAGGTCGCGCACTCATTGACCCTAACGGAAGATTTGACGAACGTGAATCAAATTCCATCGAACTTCTCTATGGAAAATTTAAAAATGATTTCAATGCCTACAGAAAAGATAACGGTCAAACTCGTCCACGGATAAGCGGAGCATGGGGAAATAGGGACGCCCTGATTATGGGCGGAATAGAGCCGAGTGATATCGAAGAGGTGAGGGTTCCGTTTAATTCTCTAGATATTACAAACTCAACCACGCCGGAAGAATTTGCAAAAAAACCAAGAGAACTTAAGTACTTACCCGTTACTGAGTATGTAGACGAAGGCCCTGCGATTGCTTCCTCCGGCGCAGGAGCACCACCGCCGCCACCACCGCCAGATGACCCTGACAACAACATGACAGACGAAGAAATTTCTAAAATTCAAGAAAAAATGAAACGGAGTTTTGCGGCCACAAAAGAAGAGCAAAAAATAATCGAAGATATTTTGTCTGGGGTG